GCGGAGCATTATCAAGTCTTGGTAATGCTGCATCAAGTTTAGGTGGAAGCGGAGCATTATCAAGTCTTGGTAATGCTGCATCAAGTTTAGGTGGGGGTGTAGCAGGCGCATTAGCAGCAGCTGGTGGTAATCCACTAAGTGGCGCCACTTCAAAAGTAGATGCAATAAATTCAAAATTAGATTCTGCGTCCAAAACTTTAAACGCAGTTACAGGTTTAACACCAACCAATGCAGTCAGCGCATTTGGAAGCGTAAAAGACTCAGTACTACAGGCACCATCTCAATTAGTATCTAATAAACTAGCAAGTACAGCAGTTGGTACGCTATCAAGTGGTTTAAGTAATTTACCTGGCGGTGCAGGGGCTGCAGGCGCATTAGTTAATAACGCCAAAAATTTATTATCAGGTGATGCTAGTGCTGCAAAGGGTAAACTAGGAGCAGCAGCAGGTAAGTTAGGTAGTCTGTCTAACGGGCTACAAGATAAATTAAATAAATCTAAAGATTTAGCAACATCTAAGCTTAATAATTTGAAACCCCCGAAATTAGATAGTGCAGCACTATTATCTAAAGCAGGAATACCTTCAGGTTTGGCCTCACAATTACAATCACAAATCTCTGCTATAAGTTCGGGCGGTGGTGTGCCAGTCAGTATGCCAGTGATAGCAATTAATACAACAAATAGGGCAGCTATTACTGCGGCAGTGGATTCACTTATTGAAGATCCTGGAATTCCTAAACCTAACCTATTAGGCGAAGTTTCAGAAGCAACTGTCTCTACGTTTGAGTCTGGACAAAAAGCAATAAAAAGTAAGGCTAGTCAGGTATCTGACCTTGCATTAGAATACGATAAAGCACAAAAAGCTTCAGATAAAGCCTTTGCAAAATTTAAAAAAGCAGTAAACACATTGCCTGCAGGTGATCCAAAAATAGAAGCACTTAGACAAGAAGGCTTAAAACTTCTTCTAGAAGCAGAGGCTAAGGAGAAAGCATTTAGGAAGGCCGGACAAGAGGCAGGGTTTTTTTAATATATAAATATTATTATGCCTAACTATATTGGATTTAGCACTATTGGTTCAAATAAACCTAAAAGTACAAATGCCCCCCCGGGTATTAACGGCGGTCCTGGCTCTATAACAGATAGTCTTAATACAGGCAGAAAATTTAAACTGGTAGATACAGCTTTAGTAATTCGTGATTTTTTAAACGCGGTTAATATACGACAGGGACAGAAAGTAGGACAACCTGAATATGGCAGTAAAATCTGGAATTTTATATTTGAACCTAATACAGCAGATGTTCAATCAGCACTGGATACTGAATTACGAAGAATAATAAGTCAAGATCCGCGTTTACAGATAGGATATATTAGAATTTATCCCCAAGAAAATGGAATATTAGCAGAAATACAATTAGCAGTATATCCATTCAACCAAGCACAATTATTAAGTGTTTTCTTTAATAGTAATACTAATTCTGCATCATTAAGTGCATAAATCCTAAAAGTCGGTTTTTCGTATAAGATAAATATTCTAAACGAGATAAATTATGGCCACTAGCAGTAAACAAACATCTTTGTTTGGTGTCAATGATTGGAAGACAATATATCAGACCTTCCGTCAGGCTGATTTTCGTAGTTATGATTATGAAACACTACGCAAGAGTTTCATCGACTATCTACGCACATATTATCCAGAAACATATAACGACTATACAGAATCAAGCGAATTTATAGCACTACTTGACGTAATGGCATTCATGGGTCAAGGACTTGCATTTAGAAATGATTTAAATGCCCGTGAAAACTTTATTGATACTGCTGAACGTCGAGATAGCGTAATTAAGTTAGCAAATCTTGTAAGTTATACCCCAAAACGTAATCTATGCGCTGAGGGATATTTAAAAGTTACTAGTTTAAGCACAACACAAAACATTACAGACTTAAACGGACAAAACTTAAGTAATCTTCCTATACTATGGAATGACCCTGCTAATCCAAACTTTTTAGAACAATTCAATACTATTATTAATGCTGCACTTGTTGATAGTCAGAAAGTAGGGCGTCCAGGAAATGTTCAAGACATTTTAGGTGTTACTACTAGTGAATATAGTATCGCTATTCCACAGGGTAGTTTAGCAATAGCACCTTTCAATGCAACAGTTGACAATATACAAATGGCGTTTGAGTTAGTAAGTGTAACTAGTGTTGACAGTCCTTATGTTTATGAAGTTTCACCTAGTCCTAACGGTCGTTTCAATATGGTTTATAGAAATGATAAACTAGGCTTTGGTAGTCCAAACACAGGTTTTTTCTTTTACTTCAAACAAGGCAACCTGCAAACTTTTGATTTTACACTTCAAGAACAAATATCAAATCAAAATGTTCCAATTGGAGATATTGAAGGTATAAACAATACAGATACTTGGTTATATCAATTAAACGATAATAATAATGGACGTGCAGAATGGAAAAAAGTAGAAAGCGTTTATGCAGATGCATATCTACAAACCGAAAGTAGTGATAGAACTATTTTCAGTGTTGATAGTAGATTCAATGATCAAGTAACCTATGTATTTGGAGATGGTGTATTCAGTAAAATTCCGGTAGGCACTTTCCGTGCTTATGTTCGCGCAGGAAATGCATTAACATATACAATCGATAATATTGAAATGCAGGGTCTCACTGTTGCTATTTCTTATATTAGCAGATTTGGCAGACAAGAAACTTTATCAATTGGTTTAACTTTGACAGAACCAGTAAGCAATGCGCAAGCAAGAGAATCACTACCAAGCATTAAACAACGAGCTCCTACACGTTACTATACACAAAATCGTATGGTAAATGGCGAAGATTATAATAACTTTCCTTATACACAATATAGTTCAATTATTAAATCAAAGGCTATCAATCGTAGCAGTATTGGCGTAAGTAAAAATTTAGATTTACTGGATCCAACGGGTAAGTATTCGAGCATACTTAGTTTAGGCAACGATGGTGCATTATGGCGTGACGAATCAGATTTTAATTTTGCTTTTACTTTTGATAGTACTAGCGACATTATGTTTTTCTTAACGCAAACATTAACTAATCAATTATCAGAAATAGAAAGTTATCAATATTACACAACGTATTATCCTAGATATAATATTCAAGGCAGCAATACTAGTTTGCCTGTATTTTGGAAAATTGCAGTTGTAGATGCTAACTCACTTAATGGTTTTGTAACTAATTATCCATTGCTTGAAAAAAATGCACTATCAACAGGGATTTTTACAACAACTAATCTAAAATATTTGACTAAAGGCGCATTAATAAAAATAATTGCTCCTACAGGTAAATATTTTGATAGTAATTTTAGATTAGTAAATGGTATACCTTCTTCAAATGATATTACATATTATTGGACAACTGTATTAGAGGTAGTAGGTGACGGCGCCAATGGCGGCGAAGGTATATTTCCTAACGGGAACGGAGCAATTACATTGAATGGATATGTACCAACAGGTGCTATATTGTCACAGGTTATACCAGCGTTTAGTAATGATTTACCTACAAACATTATACTTGAAGCAAAACAACGTTTAGAGTTAAATGACAGTTTTAGTCTGGTTTTTAATAATAAATTAAAGAGTGATGAAGATCGTTGGTCAATACGTCCAATTGATACAGCCAATAGTTTTGTTAAATTTACAAGTGAAAATATACCAAATAGTTATCTTGTAGAAGTAAAATCATTGGAATATTATTTTGGCAGCGTTGACGATGTTAGATTTAGTTTCCCACAAAATGAATTAGTTTACGATCCATTCTCTGGCACCATATTACAAGACAACATCAATGTGTTAGGTATTAATTCTATAGTTGATACTAATATACCATTGGCAAAAGATTATAAAATTAATATTACTGGACAAACTATTGAAAGTGATGGTTATATAAATGATTATGAAGTTGTAGTAAGTACTACAAGTGATAATAATGGCACACTAATTACTAACCCAGATTTTTTTAGTGAAATTACAGGTTTCGCATACACAACAAATGCAACTACTGGTTTCAAAACTGATGCTACAAATACGAATAGATATGTATTTTTTGAAACAATAAATGACGCTATTAATTTAACCAGACAACAAATATTGCCTTCAAGTGAAGTAATTTATGCATACGCGACCAAAACAGAAATTGAAGTAGTAAAATATGAATATCCAGAAAAAACATTATTCTATGCCTATAGTCAAAATTTATTCTATAAAACCTTTCAAGATCCTGAAGTTACATCACAATCTTATATACTTAAACAAGTTACGGGTTATAATATAATGTACGGCAGACAAGGGCTAACATATAAGTATACCCATAACTCAAATAATACTGTGCGCATAGATCCAGCAACTACAAATATTATTGATTTATATTTGGTTACACAAGAATATTATACTGCCTATCTCAATTATATACAAGATACTACAGGTACTATTTCAGAACCAGAAGAGCCAACAATGGCAGAATTAAATGCACAATATGATAAGTTACAATTTTATAAAATGCTTAGTGATAGCATGATTATGAATAGTGTTACATTTAAACCATTATTTGGTCCTAAGGCAGCAAAAGCATTACAAGGTACTATTAAAATAATAAAAAATTCAACGACT